TTGCTTATGGTAATTTAGTTGGTAGTGGTAGTCAAGATTATAATTTAGCGGTAGACGGTTATTCACCAACAGCTACAATTTATGGTCAATGGCAAGATTTAGTAATTGGAGACGAAAATACAAATTTTACCTTTGGTACAATTACATCTTCTCAATTCTATGTTTTATCAGTTGATAGAACAAGATATAAAGAAGCATTAGCTTTAGGTACTTTAGCATTAACACTATCCGGTAGTTCAGGTTCTATTACTTTAACAGATAATAGTGCTTATACAACAGCAGTAACTACAACAGGTGCGGGTGTAACCGTATATCAATTAATTACTGGTTCTCAAGGTACAATATCTTCAAACCTTTCAAGAAATACAGCTAATGGATATTCTTTAAACTCAGGTTCTTATGGTTGGTTATTACCAGAATTAGGAGCTATAATTTTAAACCCATTAGCATTAGCTGACTTTGCAGTTAGTGGAGGTATTGGCTTTCAATATAGTGGTTCATCTTCAGGATCTGTAGTTCCTAATATTTCACCAAATAAAAGTATGTTTAATGCTATAAGTGGATCAGGTAATTTTAAACTAAATAGTCAAGAAACAATCACTTCAGACTATGTATTTGTAAGAGCAAGAAGTGCAGAATTTAACTACTCAGAAAATCCATCTTATATTTCAGGTTCAACTGGTGAAGTATTATATCCATACTTTATTAACAATCCACAAACTTATATTACCACAATTGGTTTATATAATGATACAACCGAATTATTAGCTGTAGCTAAATTATCAAGACCATTGTTAAAAAACTTTACTAAAGAAGCTTTAGTTAGAGTTAAGTTAGATTTTTAATGAATGATAGCATTCAAACAATTATTATCATCTGATGTCATAGTGACACCGCTAGAGGTAAACAAAGCGTTTACCTTTAGTGGTAGTCAATTAATTAGTTCTAGTGTAGGTATAGATAGATTTTTAGGAGTTTTATCCACATCAAGTTTATTTAATCCGATATCTGAACCTACAACAGGTTATTTATCAACTCAATATCAAACTTTAGTATACAATTCTATTAAAGAATTATATTATTCGAATTATTTAGGTAATTTATACGGTACTCCTCAAAATACAGCTAGTCTTATACCAGATTCAGTTCCAATATTATCTAATCCAAATTTACCAACAACTGGAGTACTAGTAGGTACTACCCCTTCACCAGGACTATACGATAACTATTTACAAAGTACATTAACATTTCCTCGATTTTTTCCTTCATCATCTTATATTTCACCCACTGGTTCATCTTATGGAACCGGATCTTATGGTATAGGAATATTTCAAGGATATCAAGTATTACCAACAATAGGTGTAATATCAATACCAAGTCGTTTATATGGAGATTTTATCCAACCAAGTTCATTTATATTTACAGCTCCTAGTGGAACAATATATGATGATGGTGAAGGAAATTTATTATTATCGGGTTCAGATGCATTATGTGGTAATATATTTTATGGACAAGGTTTAGCTGTTATAACATCTGGTTCAGTATCGGCTTCTATATTTCTTGATATACTTAATTATGTAACGTCTTCAAATGTAACATGTTCATTCTCTTCTTCACTTACCATTTATGAAAATCAATATAAGTGTACTATTAGAGAAAATGAATTTACTTATACTTTAAATCCAACATTACAAACAGATCAAAGTGGCTCTTTACCAGGATTTGTAACTGGATCTTATTGGTCTCCATATGTAACAACAGTAGGTTTATATGATGAAGCTCAAAACTTACTTGCTATAGGAAAATTAGCACAACCATTACAAACATCACCTACAACAGACACTACAATACTTATAAACATAGATATGTAAGTTATGATGCAAAAAGAAAAATGCATCTATGTTGAGGATCTCATAAATGATCCAACATTCAACACAGATGACTATTATGGTTACGTTTACCTGACAACCAATTTAGAAACAGGTCGCCAGTATATAGGCAAAAAAATATTTAGACATACCACAAATAAAAAATTAGGTAAAAAGGAACTAGCCGCTTTACCAACTCAACGTGGTCGCGTTCCATCTAAAAAGAAAGTAGTTAAAGAATCCGATTGGAAAACATATTACGGTTCAGCGGATGAAGTTAAACAATGGACTAAAACAACGCCTACTGATAAACTCACTCGTGTCGTATTATGCTTATGTAAGTCGTCGAAGGAATTAACTTATTATGAGACCAAATACCTATTTGATTACAACGTGTTAGCCGATGATAAAGTATGGGTTAATAGTAACATACTAGGAAAATTCTTCCCAAAAGATTTGGCTCCCCAAGAGTAAGGTTGTATATTAATGGTTATGGTAAATCAAGCTTTAATTGCAATTACAAACTCGGTGTTAGGTAGTGGTAAATCCACTGCTCGAAACAACTATGCTTATACTTGCCCTTTCTGTAAACACCATAAACCAAAATTAGAAATTAATTTTACTGAAAATGCTAAAGGTGAAAACGCTTGGCATTGTTGGGCTTGTGATAAGAAAGGTAAAAAATTGGTTCAACTATTTAAATTAATAGACACACCACCTGAAAAAATATTAGAGTTAAAAACATATCTAAAATCAGATACGGACTATAACGTAATATCACCAACCGAAAAAATTAGTCTACCTAAAGAATATATTTCACTAGTTAATCCACCTAAGTCAATTATGGCTAAACATGCTATGGCTTATTTAAAAAAACGAAATATTAGTGAATGTGATATTATAAAATATAATCTAGGATATTGTGAAAAAGGAGTATATGCCAATCGTATAATAATACCATCATATGATGATAATGGTAACTTAAATTATTTTACAGCCCGCAGTTTCGAAAAAACAAATCCAATCAAATATAAAAACCCAAATTCTTCTCGTAACATTATTCCGTTTGAATTCTTTATAAACTGGGATTTACCATTAGTGTTATGTGAAGGACCGTTTGATGCTATTGCTATTAAACGTAATGTTATACCTTTATTAGGTAAAAACATACAATCCAGTTTAATGAAGAAAATTGTTATGTCGTCTGTTTCTAAAATATACATTGCTTTAGATAAAGATGCTCAAAAACAAGCATTAAATTTCTGCCAACAACTTATGAATGAAGGCAAAGAAGTATATCTAGTTGATATGCAAGACAAAGACCCATCTGAAATGGGATTTAAACAATTCACCAACGTTATACAAGAAACTGATTCTTTAACATTTTCAGACTTGTTAGCTAAAAAACTCATGTTATGATTGAGAAACATTCAAACATTATCCGCGATCCTAAAATTAAAAGAATTGTAGAATACAGTAACGACAACAAACAAGTAAACGTATTAGATAAAAGATTTTATAGACGTAACGAAAAATATTACCCATCTGTATCAAGTATCTTAAACTATTTTCCTAAAAACCAATATTTTCATAGTTGGTTAAAAGACGTAGGACACAACAGTGATATTATCGCTCAAAAAGCAGCTTGGGAAGGTACACAAGTACACAACGCAATTGAAAGTTTTCTTGAAGGAAACGAAATAACCTGGATAGATAAAGACGGAAACGCTTTATATAATCTAGATGTTTGGAGAATGATATTACGTTTTGCTGATTTTTGGAACACAATTCAACCTGAACTTATCTCAACTGAATACCACCTATTCTCAGATGAATATGAATTCGCAGGTACAGCAGATATTATTTGTCGTATAGATGGAAAATTACATTTACTTGATATTAAAACATCTAATTCAATCCACAGCTCATATAATTTACAATTAGCAGCTTACGCTCAGGCTTGGAATGAAACACATAACGAAAAAGTAGTAGATACAGGTATAGTATGGTTAAAATCATCTACACGTGGTCCTTCAAAAGATAAAATTCAAGGTAACGGATGGCAGTTAAAACAAATCGGGGAAATTGAAAAACATTTTAGTATGTTTACAAAGATATACGATATATACCGTATGGAAAACCCGGATTCTAAACCTGCAACTGAGACTTTACCTACAACAATTAAAATAGCTACGGAAAAACCCGTGCTTCTTGTTGAGGAGACAAAAAAGTCGACCAAGAAGAAAAAATAAATTATCCATATTCCTTCAATATTTATAGGTAACATTCTGCTTGATGATTAAATTATTGAAAATATTGAAAGAGGCGACTAATTCACCTAAAGCAATTATCCTTGCAGGCGCTCCAGGTGCCGGTAAGGGTACAGTGCTAGGTGGTTTAAATTTAAGTAACTTAAAAGTATTTAATTTAGACGATACAATTGCCGCTTTATCTAAACAACAAGGTTTTACTCTAAACCAAAAAGCAGCCAACGCAGAAGACCGCAGTAAATTTGCTACCGCAATGGCCGCTGCAACTAAAAATTTAAAAACAGAATTAATCCCTAATGCGATAGCAAATGGGGATTCTTTTATATTAGACGGTACTTCAGCATCAGTTAAAAATACAGTTGAACTTAAAAAACAACTTGAAGATGCTGGTTACGATGTGATGATGTTATATGTTTATACTGATCTAGAAACATCATTAGAACGTAACGAAAAACGATTTGAAAAATCTAAAGGCGAAGATAGAAGTTTATACCCGGGGGCCGTATTAAGTACATGGTTGAGTGTAGCTAAAAACTTCGAAACATATCAACAATTATTCGGTAATAATTTTGTATCGGTATCAAATGTAGGTAACGATGAAACTTTAAAGGATATTGAAGCGATATTACAAAAATATATCTATCCATTCACTCCAAAAGACGCTAAACCGAAAACCGATAAGGAAAAAGCAAAATCAAAAGAACAAGCAGCTAAATTAAATGCTGATATGCAAGCCTTTTTAAACTCCGATCAAACTCAAAACATAATCAATTCATCTGTTTCTGCAAAAGAAGCACAATCAAAAATTAAACAATTCTTATCATGAGAACATCATTATTAGATTTATTAAAAGAATCCGCTGAATTAGGCGAATTAAATGAAATGGAAAAACATCCTGACTTAGTAGACGAAGTAGGTAAGTTTTTTGTAGTAGAAAAACCATCTAAAGACAGTACTAAAGATGATATTTTATTCCAATCCGATATTTTCTACTTTGCTAATCAAATAAAAGGTGGATTAAAACCTGAAAACGTTGTAGGTTTATATAAAAATAAATCCGATGCTAATCGTATAGCAACTGAGCTTTTAAAAGCACGTGATACTCAATTAGATGAACTTAAAGCTTCAATGGAAGAATATAGAACAACTAAAAAAGATATCGAAGATAAAAAATCTAAAGCTAAGGAATTAATCCAGAAACTAAAATAATGAATCAACTCGTTCAAGAATTAATTAAGGATCTTTTAGAACAAAAGAATCAAGACTATACTATTTACTTAGATATAGATGATACATTAACCAATTATTCTGAACGTTTAAAGTCGATGATAATAGATGATCCTGAAACAGGCGAAAAACGTCCTATTAAGGCATCTGATACTGTCGACAATTTAGAATTTTGGTCTAGTGCTAAGTGGTTACCGGGTGCTGAAGAAATGGTAGATTTTATTAAAAATAATTTTGATAAAGTAGAAATACTATCAGCCGTACCTGAATTATCTAAAGCAAAACAATCTGAAACTGGAGAACGTTTTTATAACGCTCCAATTTTAGGTAAAGAAGATTGGTTAAAAAATAATATTGGAAATATTAAAACAAATTGGACAAGAAGCGGAAGCCAAAAGGCAGCGTTTGCTCGTCCAAATACTATCTTAATTGACGATAAACCAGAAAATATTAGAGCATTTCAAAAGGCAGGTGGTATAGGAATACTATACGATAATCCTTCCAATGTTATTGCTCAATTAAAATACTTATTAGACAACCCAGTTCAAGAAGCAATAGTTGGAGATGAAGTGGTTTGTGATAATTGTGGTTGGCATTGGCCTATTGCAGATGGTGGAGATGACACATATGTTTGCCATAAATGCGGATATGACAATAATCCTTCAAAAGAAAACCACGAAAATGGTTGGAATCTCAAAAAAGGGGTCGTATCTTTAACTAAATACATGATGGACAATGGTATGAATATTAAACCATTTCCTAAAATAAAGGTTATAAATGATGATGTTGAAAATGCCGAAAAATTGCTTGGATATACAGCATATTACAATCCCGGTGAACAATCAATCACGTTATATACCTTAGGAAGACACCCCAAAGATGTATTACGTTCTTATGCTCATGAAATGGTTCATCATATGCAGAACTTAGAAGGTAGATTAGGTAACATTACCACTACTAACACAAACGAAGATGGAAATCTTCCGGATATAGAAAAAGAAGCATACGAAACTGGAAACATGATGTTTAGGAATTGGGAAGATAAAGTAAAAAACAATGTATAAATATAAATTAACAAGTAAAATACAGCAATTGAGAGAGGAAGAAGAAGCATCCAAACCACAATACACTATATATTGTGATATGGATGGAGTTATAGCTGACTTTGACAAGCGTTTTGAACAATTTTTTAAAATGTCTCCTAGAGAATACGAATCTAAATTTGGTAAAGAACAATTTTGGGACGTAATATCTAAAGAAGGCGTTAAGTTTTGGGTTGGTATTCCTTGGATGCCTCAAGGAAAACAATTATGGGACTATATCAAACAATATAATCCAATTTTGTTATCCGCACCTTCAAGAGAAAACGAATCACGTTTAGGTAAGAGATTATGGGTTAAAAATAATATACCTGGAACTAAATTGATTTTAGCATCTCGTGAAACTAAACAAAACTATTCAAAACCAAATAAAATATTAATAGACGATAGACCAGATACCATCAATGAATGGAACGCTAAAGGCGGAACAGGTATACTATTTATATCCACAGAACAAACAATTAACGATTTAAAACAACTAGGACTTTAATATGGCATTCAGAAGAGTAATTTTTACATCAGACAGTAAATTAGACACAGTTAAGCAAGATATTAATCGTTTAATTGATACTAAAAATTTTCAAATCAAGTTCCCGGACTGCAAAGTAGTAATTAAACCATCAGTTAAACCTGATACTTTAATTGTTGACGTAAACGGAGAAGGTGCAGATTCAGTAGCTAAAAAATTAAAAGACTTAGGGGGTAAACACGGTGTTGCTGTTAAAATCAAAACAGACGTTAAGTTAACTCCAGCAAACGAATCTAAACTTATGAAAAAATCAGAATTTAGAGCAATGATTAAAGAAGAAATTCTTAAAACACTTAAATAAATAATATGTCAAAAAATATAAACATATCAGAGTGGCAAAACAGATTGTTAAATGAAGAATCATTATCATATAATGATATATTCTCCGGTTTACCAAAAACAAATGCTATTGCTTCTGAATTAGGCGCTTACCTTGAATCTTTAGGAATTAAGGGTACTGTAGAATCATATAAAATACAAAGTTTATTAATTAAATTATGTACTGAATATGAAAAAGAATTAAATGCAAAATATAAATAATGAAATACTTAGGTAAAATAATAACCGTTGTAGCTATATTAGTATGCATTTGGATGTTATATACATTCTTCCAAAGCAACGCTGCTAAATACGAACAATACGAACACGCAATTGATAGTTTATCTCACGAAATAACTATACTAGACTCAGTACACGTTAAACAAGACAGTGTTATTGTAGTTTATCAAGACAGTATTGTTTTCTTAGACAACATCATTGAAGTTGAAAAAACAAAAATAGTTACAGTTGAGAAAAAATATAAAGAAATTCGTGACAAAGTACACGAATATCATCCAACTGAAATAGATTCATTTTTTAAATCTAGATACAACTACTAACATGAAACAAATAAACGAAATAAAAAGAATGCAGCAATTAGCTGGTATTACTAACGAGTCTCAATTAAATGAAAATTTACCTTCTGATTTTAAACTTTTATCTAAAAAGAAGGAAAAAAATGAATTTTCTAAAGGATATGATATGAATTATGAATATCTTCTAAATGATGAAGATTATAAAACACCATCAGGTATAGAGTTTAACTTATAAAATAGAAATACCAGCATATATCGCTAAACAAATGATTTTAGATTTGATGAGCGGTGATAGTGCTAAAGCACAATTAACTATTGTTTATGATATGTTTAAAGCAACTGAAAAGAAAGTTGCAATGCAAGACAGTATGATGAAAGCATACCAACTTAAAAATCAAACATACGCTAAACAAATATTACTATATAAAGAAAAAGAACAACAATATATTAACTATACAAAAGATTTAAAAAAAGACGTTAAAAAAGCTAAAGTAAAAAATCACTTGGCAACAGGTGTTGGTGTGCTAGCTATTTTAGGTGGTCTTTTATTTCTATTTGTAACATCAGGAAAATAATTTATGTCAGAATCAGTTTTAAAAAAAGAGTTTCAACAACGCGATATAGAACGTATGCGTAACCTAATGACAGGTAAGCATGGTGATAAAACGGTAGTTGGGATAGGTTACACTAAGAAAGAAGAGTTTCATGAAGAGGGAGATGTTTGGGAAGAAGATGGACGTAAATGGACTATCAAAAATGGTATTAAACAAAATTTAACCAAACTTGATAAAGCAAAACAAGAGCTACATTTACCTTTATTTTGTTCACATTGTAACAATCTTATGAAACCCCATCTTGATAAACGTTTTTGGATTATGTACAAACGTTGCTTTAATTGTCAAGTGGATTTTGAAGCAGAAATTAGAAAACAAGGACTGTGGGAAGAATACAAAAATAATATCATCAATTCAGATATGGATTTCCTAATACAGGATTTTATGATTTGGAGCGATGAAGTTGTTAATAGTAGTGAAGAGTTTATTACGGAAGCAGGAGACGTGGAAAATTGGGTAGGTAAAGGTAAACAAGCATTGTTGCAAAACCGAGACGAAACAATTAAATACTTACAAAGCTTAAAAAAATAATGGATTATATTATACCTGTATTAGTAGCGTTTATCACAGCTGTATTAGGACCTTTAGCAATGGAATGGGCTAAAGCTAAATTTAAATCTAAACCTAAAAAATCACCAATTCAAGAAGCACTTGAAATGAACGAACTAGTTGACCATCAACTAGACTTAATTTTAGAAACAATTGAATGTGATAGAGTATGGATTATTCAATTCCACAACGGTGGACATTTTTACCCAACAGGTAAATCAATCCAGAAATTCTCTATGTTTTATGAGAAAATAACCACAAATGCCTCTTCAATCCAACACACATTTCAAAAC